CGCTCTGAGTCGCGTCGTGCTCGGCCTGTGCAGTGACGGCGCGGGCGGCGGCTGCGGACTCGGCCTCACGAGTGCTGACGGCAACATCGAGCCTGGCCTGGATCAGCGCGTCGAGCGCGGCAAGCGTCGATGCCTGGGCCAGCTGCACCTCGGCCCCGTAGAACAGGCTCACGATGCCGTTGTCGCCGAAGTTGACCGGCTGCGTCGCCGGCAGGGTCCGCATCAGCACCGTGCCGCTCGCGTTCTCGCGCCGGAAGTAGACCGGGACGTCGAAGTTCGCGCCGACGGTGAACGGGAACGTGCCGCCGCCGGTGAACGAGTAGAGGACGACGTTGTCGCTCGCGCGCACGACGCGCGTGACGTCGGTCGCCGCCGGGCCTTGCAGCGTGATCGTCGCGTCGCCCACCGTCCAGAGGCTCGCGTCGACCGTCGTCGGGAGGCTGATCTGATTGAGTTTGGTGTACGGGTTGGTCTGCCCGGCCGTCACCTTGAGGCGCATCTCCAAGCCGCTGCCGCCCGCCGCGTAGCCGGTGAGGGCCGCGAACGCCGCCGCGAGGTTCGCGCCCGTGAGCGCCGCGTAGGCGGGCCACGCCGTGCCCGGCACGCGCATCGCGAACTCGGCCGTCATGAGCGCGCCCAGCGTCTCGGTGCCCGTCAGCAAGCGGGCCCGGCCGATCGCGTAGGCGACGCCCGGCTCGGTGCCGCCCGTGAGCGCGCTACCGTCGACCGAGAGGATGAACCCGACCCCGGCGAAGGTGCCGGTCCCGGTGATCGTGTAGCCGCCGCCGATGCTCGACCCGCTCGCCGATGCCTCGGCCGCGCCCATGATCGCGCGCACCGCCGTCTGCACGGTGGTCGCGGATGCGTTGTACGCGAGCGCCGTCGTCGTGCCCAGAACGGTGCCGGCCGCGTTCGCGACGGTGATGGTGAACGTCCCGCCCGTCGGCACGCCGGGCGCGATGGCGATGCCGACGTTCGCCGCGGCGCCCGGCGCATCGACGTACAGGTAGGGCGCGACCGACTGAAAGCCCGTGATCCCGTGCATCGCGAACGGCATCGTCACGACGGCGGTATCGCCCGCCTCCGGCAGTAGGAACGCCCCCGAGGCGTCGGTGTAGGCCGCGCCCGTCAGTTCCAGCCCCGTGCCCGCGCCGAAAGGCCCGAACGTGACATGCCCGGTCGTGGGCGTGAGCGACGGATCGGTGTAGTTCCCGCCCACCCAATCGTTCACGCCCGAGAAAGTCTCGGTGATGCCAGCGATGCCGCTGGTCACCATGTCGTAGTGCCCGCCCTGGCAGGCGTCGAGGCCCGTGACGGACTGCGCGGTCGCGAAGGTCGCGAACAACTTCTTCGCGATGAGGTTGTTCGCCAAGTAGTTCGACGGGAGGTCGATGAGCGGGCCGGTCCGCACGTTGGCGAGCGAGACGTTCGCGATCTCCAAGCCGCCGCACGCCATCGACAGCGCCGCGCCCATGTTGTTCGCGCCGTCCGCGGCGCCGCCCAGGAGCTTGAGGCTCGACGACGCCGCGTCGGGGGCAATCACATAGCCCCGCGGCTGCGCCGGACCCGCGCTGGCGTAGTTCGCGAACGTGCAGCCGGTGCAGTTGGTCGTCAAGATCGCGTGCAGGCCCACGATCGTCTGCTGCACGTTGGTCGTGGCGTCGGCATACTGGATGCCGGCGATCGTGCAGCCGGTCAGGTTCGTGAAGCCGATCGAGGCGCCGAGGCCGACGATGTTGGTCAGCTTCAGCCCCGCCGGGATCGTCAGCACTTGCAGCGTCCGCGTGCTGGTGCTGTTGCTCTTCAGTCCGTAGAACCCGACCGTCACGCGGTCGAACGCGGTCAAAGCGGGCGCGACGTTGACGTTGAAGCCGATCGGGTTCTTCGACGACGACACGACGCGCTTGACGCTCACCGGGCCGAACACCGACGCGATCTGCGAGGTCGACTGCGCGGAGAACGGCGAGCGACAGGTCGAGAACCCGTCAAGCTCGACGCCGCCGTTGCTGCTGTTCGCCTGCCACGCGTCGCCGCCGGTGCCCACGCCCACAAGCCGAATCGACTTGAAAGTGTCGGTGACCATGCGGAACTTGTCCGAGATCGACACCCACTCCGCGTCCATCGTGCCCAACGGCGCGAGGTCGATCGCGGACATATTGTTGACGCTGCTCTCAGAGATGATCGGTTGCGGGTTCGTGCCGCCGGTCAGCGAGTTGGTGACGATCCGCGTGCCGAGCCGCTCGCTCGCGTAGGCGCCGGCCCACGTCACCGACACCGCAGTCGGCAGCGGGCCGCCACCGGGGGTCACGGTGCCGGCGCCCGTGATCGCTTCGATCGCGGTGTCGACCTGCGCGCTCGTCGCGTTGAACGGGATCGCCGCGGTCGTGCCCATGACCGTGCCGTTCTCGCGCGCGACCTCGATGGTGAACGTCCCGCCGGTCGGCACGCCCTGCGTCGAGATGTTCAGCGCGCGGGTCTGGTTCGTGAGGAGCCGGTTCGTGACGAAGATGTTCGGGATGCGGACCGCGCAGCCCGCCGGCACCGCGCGTCCGTTGACGTTGTCGCCGCAGCGCAACGTGCGGTCCGTCTCGTGCCAGAACAGGGCTTGCCCGGCGACAGTATCGCCCGCGGTGAACGCCGTCGGGCCCGCGCCGCCGATGGTGATGCCCGCACCGGCGTTGAGGACGAACTTCGGGTCTTCGTGGACGACGGCCCACGGCATGAACACGCCGCTGCCCGCCGACTCCTCGACCTCGACGTAGGTCATGGTGCGGAGCGCGCCGCCGAACAGAGTCGCGAAGTCCCACGTCTGCGCCGCGCCCGTGCCGGCCGCGAGCGACATCGGCGCGCCGCGGAACTCCAAGACCCCGCCCGCCTCGAAACGCAGGGCGTTGCCCATGTCGTTGAGCGTCAGCACGACGGGCACGGTCGGGCTCGCGTTCTCGACGCGCAACTTCCCCGAGGTGATGCACTGGATCGTGCCCGGCCGCGTTGCCGGCGTGGCGCTCACTGTCAGCGTCGCGCCGTTGCGGATCTCGATGATCTCGCCCTGCGCGTAGGTCACGCCGGTGAGGTTCTGGCTGGTGGTGACGATCGCCATCAGGCACGGACCTTTTCGATGATCCAGGTCCACCCGTGAGACTGACGCGGAGGCTTGAGCGCAGCGCGCATGTCGTCCGTCAGACTCTTGTCCTGCATGAGCGAGTCATAGAGCATCTGCGCGTATGTCAACTCGTCAAACACGTGCTGGACGTCCGGATCCGGTTCCATCGTTCATCGCTCGTACGTCGTGACCGTGCGGCCGATCCCGTTCGTCTCGTCGCGCTCGACGACCGTGGTGGCCTTCGACGGATGCGAGTCGACGATCGTCACGACCGGCTCGGGCATCGTTGCCTCGAAGGTGACGACTGGCGCGGCAACGTCCACGTTCACCGTGGGAGCTGCCTGCTGCGGAACGTTGACGATGATTGGCATGGCGTCCTTGAGCTCGGCAATCTGCGCGGCGAACGAGTCCGCCAGGCGGTCGACCGCGGACTTCATCTGCCGTTCGATCTCGGTCGAGTGCAGCACGACCGACGGCGGCGCGGCACGCAGGTTCATGGCCGCGTCCAGCTTTCGCTCGAGCGCCCCGATGGCGCGTGTCTGTGCGTCATCCTCGTCGCCGTCGGCGCCGTCCCCGCCGCCGCTCATGTTCATGGGCGTGAGCGGATCGTCGAGGCCTTCGATTGGGTCCTTGCCTTCTTCGTCGCGCAGCTCGTTGCGCGTGTAGATGCCCATCTCGGCCATCGTCCGCGCCCAGGTCGCACGATCGCTCATCGACCCGGCGAGCAGGTAGCGCGTGTCGAACTCGCCGTAGAGCGGGCCGCTGCCGTCGAGCAGCATCTCGTCGATGCGCTGCGTCCAGGCCGCGTGCCAGGGCGCGAGCGTGTGCTTGACGTGCGCGGCAAAAAACGCCTCGCTTGAGGCGAACGTCGCCGTCTTGTCCGAGTGCCCCACCATCAGGGGGAACACCCCGAACGCCCGGCAGACCTCCTCGACCTGCATGCGCCGGGTCTCGAGGTGCTGCGCATCCACGCCCGTCATCGTGGTCGGCTGAAACTTGGCATTCCGGTCGAGCACCATCGCCTCGCCCGCGCGATCCGTGGCGGCCCGCTTCAATGCGCCCCGCAGCCGCTCGTACTGCTCGCCCGACAGCGTGCCGTCCACCGAGTAGATGCCGCTGATTTTTACGCCGTTCTCATGCATGCCGGCCTGGGACCGCTCGGACGCGATCGCCAGGCCCACGGACGCGCGGGCCAGGCTTACCGCATCCATCGCGCGGACCCAATCCCACTGCAGGCCGTTCAGAACGAACACGTCGTCGGGCGTGAACTCGCCGATGTACCCCCACTCGTCCCAGACCCGATAGCGCAGCTCGTAGCGGCCGACGCGCCGCACGTCCCACTGCCCGGGCTGGATCGGGATCAGCTCGCGCACCCGCCGGTTGTCGCCGCGGACCTTGAGCGACAGCCCCGTGCCGGTCAGCGCCGCGTGCACCGTCATCTGGCGGCGCCACTCGTAGCTGGTCTGCCACTCGTTCGGGCGGCGCGCAAGCAGCCGGTACTCGGGGATGTTCGTCGCGATCTCGCGGCGCCGGCCAGACAGCTCTCGGTACACATGGAGCTTCGGCGTCGCGCATCCGTCGGCGATGACCTTGACGCACGCGAGCACGGTCGAGACCTGCAGCGCGGTCGAGGCCGAGACCGTGACGCCGGCCACCGTGCGCCCGCCCATGCCGTCGATCGCGTCGGCGATCTGGTCATAAGTGAGCTGCGATGCCTTGCGCCCGAACGCGCTGCGGATCCTATCCAGCAACGGCATTCTGGGCATCCCACCATGACCGGCCGACGCCCGCCGGGTTCAGGGCGAGCAGCGTGGCCGCAATGAACAGTGCGATCAGCGGGTCGATTTTCGCTGCGCCGCTGCCCTGTTTCGTGATGACCACTGCGTTCCCCCTTGCTTCTACGCGCGCGTTTCCTGCGCACCAGGCCATCATTGGCGTGCCGCCGTGCTTGAGTCCGCCGTAGGCAAGCTTGCGTTCGCAGGTCTTGATCGCGCCGGTCAGACGCCAGCCCTGATTGATCCCCGTCACCAGCTCGGCCGGCACTTGCGCATCATTGAGGGCCTCGAGCACGTCGGCGATCCCGTGCGGATCGACGCCTATTGCGTCCTTCTCCGGCAGCAGGCCTGCCGAGTACACCTGCAAAACAACTTCTGCCACCTGCGATACGTCCTCGCCTTCCCGCTTCGCCAGCACCAGGTCGCCGTCGCGCGCGAAGTCATGGAACCGCGGCACGAGCTGCTTGTGCCGCTGTAGAGCGGATGGCTGCGCCCAGGCCCGCGTCCACGCAAGCCAGGTGCCGGTCTCGCGCTCACGCCCCAGCACGCACAGCCCGAGCAGGTCGTCCAAGCCGCCGCCGTCGATCCCAACCACGGCGACATCGCTTCGCTCGATCAGCTGCTCGAGCGTCAGTCCAGCGCGCAGACCCTGGCGCTCCCAGTAGGACGCGCCGGCCCATCGGTCTGTGCCGAGCGCCAGCCCGATCTCGACGTTCAGATTCTTCGCCAGCACGCCGCGCAGCGTGTCCTCGCCGGTCTCGGTGGCCTTGGCGACTTCGCGCCGCAGGTAGGCCTCGTCAACCGATGATCCGAGGTTCGGGTTCGTGACCCGAAAGTTTTCCGGCCGCAGGTGCTCGCCCGCCTCGATCATCGACGGCGGGTGCTCGTACAGCACCGGCAGGAACTCCGGGTCGTTGATCCGGCCGTCGCGCACGCCTCGGGCGTACATCAGCTTCTGCCGAAACACCCCAGCCGGCGGATCGTCCGACTGCGTCGACAGCCAGATCACCGCGCCCTCGGGCCGGCTGGCCAGGCCGCCGGTCGCCTCACGAAGCATGTCCTCGGCGTTCGCCCGCTTGCCGAATAGCCACAACTCGTCGACGAGCGTAACCGCCCACTTTTTCCCGGCCACCGTTTCCGAGTCGGCCGCGACCACTTGCAGCTTCCCGCCGGTCGTGCGGTGCGTGATCGTCCGAATGTGGTCCTGGACGTGCAGCAGCGCCAACAGCTCGGGGTCAGCCTTGACCGCGGCCGCGGCTGGGTCGTATGCGTTTTTCGCAACCTCGAGGGTCGGCGCGAGGATCCCGAACTCGCCGCCCGTGCGCCAGTTCAGCAGCAGGATCGCCAGCATCAGCAGGCCGGCCGTCGTGCTCTTGCCGTTCTTCTTCGAGATCAGCAGGAAGAACTCGCGCACCATGCGGCGCCCGGTCTCCGGGTCATACGCCCCGAACACCGCCTCGCAGAATGACCGGACCCACTCCCGGGACACGTCGCCGAACCGCGGCGATCCCGGCATGTCGAAGATCCGCAGCTCGTCCAGGACCCGCATGCCGGCCACGGCCGACTCCGGGAACAGAGGCGGGAACGGGACCAGCGGGCGCCCCTCAACGATCCGCCGCTCCCAGTCTGGGCATGCGGTTGACCAGGCCGGCCCGGTCACTTCACCGCGGCCAGCTTCGGCGGGGCCGTCGGCGCGAACCGACCGGCCGACGCGCGCTCGGCCTTCTCCCCTTGCTCGTCCTTCTTGCCACCGTCGTGGCGCTTCGTGTGCGTGTACTGCACCGCGGCGATGGCCGCCCGGACCTGCAGCGGCGTCGCCTGGATCGTCCCGAGCGCCACCCCCTGAAGAAGCTTGAGCATGTCGCACTCGGCCGGCGCCGCCTGGACGGGCGCCGCGGCGGCGGCTGGAACCGGCGTTTTCCGCTTCCGGCCCGAGCCCGGCCGCGGCCCACCGCTGCGCCCCTTCACTCCCGCCATTTGGTTTCTCGATTCAAATGGGGGAGACTTTGTCCGATCGGG